CCCTGCGCCGCCGCGTTGGTCGGGCGCGGCACGATGATCGAATTGCTCGAGACGCCGCGCCGGTTGACGGTCGTGGTGGTGACGCCGAGCGCGAGCGTGAAGCTGCCCGTGGTGTCGATGCGCCCCGCCCGCAGCGCGAGGAGCTCGGCCTGAACGTCGGCGTCCACTACTGCTTGCCTCCGTCCGAGGACTCCAGCTGGAATCCCTGCGCGTACTTCCACAACGTGCCCGAGCTCTGCGTGAGATTGAGCTCGACCTGGTGGAAGCGTCCCTTGGACTTGAGCCGGCACACGCCGGTGCGCGTGCTCGGCGGTACCGCCGCGGTGTAGGTCGGTTGCTCCTTGTTGGTCATGAACTTGCCGACGCGCACGGTCGGGCTGGCGTCGTTGAACAGGCCCATCGGCTCGATCGAGCTCACCGTGGTGAGCCCGCCGTCCTGCAGCTGCATCGGCGCGGTGAGCATCTGCGCGTCGAGCGGCACCGTGCTCTCGAGGAACGCCAGGCGTCCGGTCGCGTCGATCGCGCCGATCACCGGGCGGCCGCCTTCCCACACGCGCGAGTCGAGCGAGAACGGCACATCGGTGTCGAGGTTGGGATAGGGCGCGTCGAGCTCCTCGAGCGTGACGCCCGAGGTGACGATCGAGGCGATGAACTGCACCGAGACGTCGGTGTAGCTCCACTTGTCCAGCTGCCAGTCGTACCACAGAATGCGATCGAGCACGGTCGAGCCCGACGTCGAGAAGAACGCCCAGCCGATGCGCGGCGCGTAAGGATCGGAGAACCCCAGGATGGTCCAGAAGCGCGCCGTGTCGCTGTTCGACTGAAACCATTTGTTGATGCGCTGGGCGCCGATCGGCGAGAGCCCGTTGCTGTCGGCGCGATAGAAGCCGTCGTCGGCGAGGAAGTAGACGCCCTTGTTGACGGCGATCGCCGCGTAGCCCGCGGCCGCGCCGTGCTCCTTCTCGATGCGGTCGATGCGGAACGCGACGTCGGAGCCGGGCTGCAGCGTCATCGTGCGCAGCGCCTTCTCCTGCACGATCCACCCGAACTCGCCGCCGGCGATGCCGGTCACGCGGCCGCCGTCCTGGAATTCCTGCTCGTCGCAGAGATTGACGCCGAGCGTCCAGCCGGTGATGTCGGCATAGCCCGAGTTCATGACCTTGCGGTTGTTCGAGCTCAGGCAACCGAGCACGAGGAACTGGTTGACCGTGGTGACGTAGCGCGCCTTCGGTGCATTCGGCAGCTTGATGAAGTTGCCGCTCGAGCCCGAACTGTCGATGTCGATGTATTGCGGATCGTCGTTGATGTTGCAGGCGACCAGATAGATGCCGAACTGCGTCCACGACCAATAATCGTCGGGGTTGACGTTGTAGGTGCGGTCGGCCGAGGTGCCGCTCGGGCCGAGCAGGCGCGTGAAGTCGACCCAGGCGCCGGCGACGTACTTGTAGAGGCGCGCCACCGCGCCGGCGAAGATGAAGAAGCCGCCGCTGGTCGCGCGCGCAAACACCATGCCGCGACAGCCGGCGGGCAGCGTCGTCGCGGTGAGCGCGCTCAAGGCCGGCACCGGCCCGTAGCCGATGCTCAATGGGTACACGTTCTTGGCCATCTGCAGGACGATGGCGCCGGCGTCGTCGCGCGTGTTGATGCCGGCGCGATCGGGCTCCCACGGCCCGAACGGAATCGGCTGAGGCTTCACGGCGTCGGGCCTTCAACACGCTGCGCGATGCGCGAGTGCTTGGCCTTCTTGGCGGCCGCCCTGATCGCGGCGATGCCGGCATCGCGCCGGTTCTGCCAATACGTCGTCCAGGGCGGGTCCTCGGCGAACGCGCAGAGCTCGGTGAGCGCGCCGGCCAGGTAGACGTCGGGACGCTCGTCGAACAGCCAATTGGTGGCCACGCTCAGCGGTCCGATCGTGCCGTAGTAGGCAAGCTGGATGTCGGTCGTGTCGAGCGGCCGGATGATGATCTTGGAGCCCTCGATGGTGAAATCCGCCGGGATCCCGCTCGGCAGGTCGGGATAGTCGGTCACCAGCTGGCTCGGCTCGACGTAATTGAGTTCGCGGCGCGACGAGCCCATGTACGTGACGCGCTCCCATTGCTTGTAATCGGTGGGCAGCGTCGCCTCGCCATTTGCGTCGGGCGTAAGGGTTGCGTAGGAGAGCTCCTGGCGCACGTCGCCGATCTCATCGTTGGCGTAGGCCTCGAACAGGCGGATGAAATCGGGCACGTTGGAGCTCAGATCCTGGCGGTCCTGCCAGGTCTGCACGGCGGTCTGGAGCTCGGCGTACGTGGTGAACGGCATGGAGGTGTCCGATGGTGGTGTTCAAGGCGAAGCTGCAACAGATGGCGCTCGGCGATGAGGTGACGGTCGAGGGGGATGAGTACGAGCAGGACGCCAAGGAGGTGGAGGCCGCGGCGATCGCCAAGGGCCTCAAGGCGACTCCGATCAAATGGGAGTCGCATCCCAAGCCGAAGATCGTGATGCTGCTCGAGCGCGCCGATCCGCCGCCGGCGCCGGCGGGCGATCCGCGCACGATGTTTCGGCGCGAGCTCGCCGACCTGCTCTCCAAGTACACCGTGCTCGGCGCCGAGGCAGCGATCGAGGAGCTCGAGGGCCACGCGGAGGCGATGCGTGAAATTCTCAGCGAGCGCGAAGCTTCCGAAAGTCAGGATCCCGCAGCACCCGCCGCGTGATGAACTGCTCGAACTCCTCCGAGCTCATGCGCAGCACGTTGACGCCCTCTTCGTACATCCACTTGGCGATGAGGATGTTGGGGATCTCGGCGATCGGCCGGCCGAACTCGGATTGCGGCCGCTCGGTCGCCATGTGGTGCGCGTAGTCGACGACGGGCTCGATGTCCTGCGTGAGCTCGACCGCGGCGCGACCGTTCGATCGGTCGACGCCGCGGAAGATCGTCAGGACCTCGCCCGAAGGCAGGGTCGGTATCGTCATCCGGTCATTTCCGTGACGTTGAGCGAGCCGGTGCCCACGTCATTGCTCAGCACGGCGATCTTCTGCCCCGGCGATACCGTGAGCATTTCGATCCATCCGGCCGGCAACAGCGTCGACGTCGCGGTCGCGACTGGTGTGCCGTCGCCCACGACGATGCGGACGGCGGCCCCGGCGGTGCCCGAAACGAACACCACGCGGATCTGGTAGGTCTGCGTGCCGAACGCCACCGACGCCGCTGAGGCGCCGCCGGCGGCAGCAAACGCAACGTTCTGCGGGGCGCCAAGGCGCCCCGATTCGAGTCCTCGAGCCATAGCCATGGGCTGACGCCCTCCGTTGATTGAGGGCGCTTACTCGCGGATGACCGCGTAGAAGTGGCCGGGGATGGTGGCGCCGCCGCCGCCCGACGGGGTGAACGTGATCACGTCGCCCTCGTTGACGCGGATGTCGGTGCCAGGCTCGGTCGTGCCGAAGGCATTGGCGCCGGCGGCAAACGACATGGCGGCACCCGTCTGGGTGACGCCGGCGACCGCGACCGCAACCGCGATCGTGCCGGTGGACGCGCCTTCGCTGAACGCGAACACGCGGGCGAGCTTGCCCTTCTTGGTGGCGATGGTGGAACCGGCGACCGGCGTGGCGCCGATCGACGTGGTGCGGGCCACAACGACTTGCTCGTTGTATGGCCGGTTAACAGGCAGAGCCATTGGGGGAACCTTTGCTGCAGGCGAGCGGAAGCACGCGGACCGCTGTTACGGCCCGCGTGCCCATGCTCAGGGGTTGGTCGGTCCGACTCGAGTCGAGTCGGATTACGAAGTCGTCAGGTCGAACACGCCGGCCGAGGCCTTCTCGTTGCGCGCCTCGAGGGCGTACTCGGAGAGGACGACGCGCGCGTCGCTGTCGCCGGTCTTGGCGAGCGAGAACGACACGAACTTGCGGCCGTTGAGGTAGGCGAGCGCCCACATGTCCATCTGCAGCACGAGCGCATCACGCGCGCGGCTGAAGCGGTTGGGGACGATGCGCAGGAGGCCGAAGTCGCTATCGTAGACCGTGACGGAGGCCGTGATCTTCTTCTGCGTGGCTTCCTGCGTCGGCGTGGCGCGACCGGTGAAGGTCGAGAACACCTGCTTGTTGAAGCCGCCCGTCATGATCGTGTCGGGCTTGCCGCCGTTGGTCCAGGCGCTCTGCAGCACTGTCTTGAGCAGCGCCTCGGTGAACGCGCGCTGCGTGCCGTCGGTGCGGGTGCCGGTGCCGTCGGCCGCAGCCGGATCGACGCCGGTGGCGCCCAGCGAGGTGTTGGACTTGATCCAGCTGAGCACGCTCGCCGTCTTACGGGCGGTCGTGGCGTTGCCGGTGACCTTCGCCTGGTTGGTGCCGACGATGATCGTCTCCATGTCGCGGCGGAGCTCGAGGCCCTTGAGCATCTCCTGGTATTCGAGCTCGTCGCCGACGCCGGCGTGATTGACGGCGCGCTGCGAGCCGGTGACGCTCGGAACCTTGCGGCTGATCTGGCAGACGTTGCCGAGCCGCACGGTCGCCGTGACGGCGTCGCGCGAGGCATCGTCGCCTTCCAGCTGCGCGTTGGCAGCGGAGGCCGCGGCGAGAGCTTGCGTCTGCCATTCATGGTTGATGGCGGTCGCCTTCTCCTTGTCGATGCCGGTGACGAACGGGCACTCCACCGGGTCGATCCGGTAGATCTCGTCCGACAGGTCCTCGCGGTTGCCGACGGTGGCGTAGGTAGTCTGTGCGTTGGTCGGGAGAGTCATCTTTCAATTTCCCTGCGTTGGAATCGCAGGCGCTCAGCCCCGCTGCCCGGCGCGTTTCGCGGCGCGCAATGCGGCTGCTGCTTTGATCTGGTCGCGCGGGCTCTTGGCCTCGTCGAACCGTTTCTGCAGTGTGGTGAGCGTCTGCTCTGATCGGGTTTGGCGCTGTGGTGCGGTTCCCGGCGTCTGTGGACCCGGGGTTCGCACGCGGGCGGCAGCGACCTTGTCTGCTGCCTTCTCCCTCATCGCGTTGTAGCGAGCCGCGTCGTAGACCACGCGCTGGAAGCGCGAGTCGCGGAACAACGGCTCGTTGCGCAAGTTGGGCAGGGCCTCCGCTGGGACCCCCACGACCTTGACGAGGTACGAATTCGTCATGTCGCGCGCCGCCTTGCTCTTCGCAGGGTCGGCAAATTCCTTGAACTGTGAATCGAACTTGGCGTCCTCAGCCTTCGACCAGGTGTCGTACGCCGTCTTCTGTTGCGTGTTGACGTGCTGGTGGATCTGCTGGAGCTCGCCCTGCTCGTGGGAAAGCTGCATCATCAGCGCATTGAACTGCGCGTACCGCGGCCAGTCCTCGCCGGCGAGCTTGGCGACGTCGGCCGGCGACTTGATGTCGGCGAAGTCCTTTTGCGCCTGCGCCATGGCGAGCGCGATTGAGGTCTGCAGCTGCTGCGCGCGCGCCTGTAGCTGCTCGGGCTTGATGTCGCCGGTCGGCGGCGGCTGCTGCTGCGGCGCCTCGAGGCGGGCGCGCTCGGCGGCGGCCGAGGCCTCGCGATCGGCGATGAACTTCTGCGTGTCGGGGTCGAGCTTGGCCCAGCGCGCCTTCTCGTCGGCCGATGCCCACGAGCTCGGCGCCTCGAGCGCGGCCGGGGCTTCGCCCTCGGGCTGCTCGGCGGCCGGGTCGCTCAAGCCGAGGAGCTCCTCGAGCGAGAACTCATGCGCGGGCGGATCCTGGGGAGCTCCGCCGGCGGCCTGGTAGCGGCCATCGGCCGCCCGCTCCTGCGCGGGCCGTTGCTCGCCTTGCGGCGGCGCCTGGCGCTGCTGCTGTTCCTCGGGTTCACGTCGTGCCCGGATCTGTGCGACCGCATCAGCGACCGAGAGCGGGGCGTCGGAGCCTAAGCCAGCTGCAGGCGCAGCCGTGCCGGCGGCCGCGGGCGAGCCCGCAGCTTGAGCAGCGTCAGTCATGTCACCTCGTGAGGATTTGGGCGTCGGCCCTATGCCGGCGCGGGGTAGCGTTCTTTGAGCTCGGCTTGTCGCTTCTCTTCGTCAGCGAGGTAGTCGAGCGTGTCCTGGGCGACCTTGCCGCCGCGCAGGATGGCCTCGAGCTTGGAGAGCACGAGCGCCGGAATCTGTTGCGCGATGTAAAGCTGCTCGCGCTGTTCGCGGTCGACCATCGGCGATCGCCGCCAGGTGTCGATGAAGTCCTGCTCGACGGCGTTGAACGCCTCGCGCAGGAGCTCGTTCGACAATAGGTCCCGCGCCCGGGCGCCGAGGTCGACGGCCAGGTGCAGCTTGGTGATGTCTGTCATTTCAGTGCAGCGTCGCCGTGGCCGGTCGCCCGTAGGCGTCGCTCAAGATCGCCGCGATGCGATCGTGGAGCGTGTCCTCGGCCTCGCGGCACAGCGTCGCGAACCAGATGAACGCCTCTTCGCGATCGTCGGCCTCCCACCATCTCAAGAGCCGCGCCTCGTCCCAGCCGGGATGCCGCGCGAGCTCCACGGCCAGGAACTCCTCGAACTGCTCGTGCAGGTCGCTGTCGTCCTCAGCCATGTCGCCCTCGGGCTTGCGCGCCGCATGAATCGCGGCCTCGAGCCCCAGCAATAGCGCACCGGCGGCGAGCGCGATTGCGCCGCCCGTAATCATCCACAGGACTTGCTCGAACATGGCGGGTTATCCCCGGAAAGCAGCCCACGGCGAGGCCGCGCGCGGCTGCACGAGGCGCTCGATCTCGACGA